TATAGCCAACAACACATCTGCTAATTTAGATATCACTGGACACAAAGGTTATTTCTTGTACAAGATTCAAACATCGGCGGCGGCATGGGTTAGAATTTATTCAAGTGCTTCTGCTAGAACATCAGATTCAGCAAGAAGTGAAACATCTGATCCTACACCGGGTTCAGGAGTGATAGCAGAAGCAATCACAACAGGTGCTCAAACAGTTTTGATTACACCGTTTGCAGGTGGCTTTAATGATGAAAGTCCGGTAACAACTACTATTCCATGTGCTGTAACTAACAAAAGTGGATCCACGCAAACAATCACAGTGACATTGACAGTAGTACCAGTAGAGGTATAATATGTCAGACACTCTTAAAGAGTATATAGTAACACTTCATAACTTTGAAAATTTAGATGCTTTCTATAATGACATGGAAACTCCTGGCGGAGACCTTTATATTCCCAACAGATCAGTAGATGTCAAGCATAGAAGAAACATAAGCAGAAACACTCACTATATGCTTAATGATGCAGAAGCAGAAACTTTACGAAATGATCCAAGAGTTCTAGCAGTAGAACAACCACCTTCAGCATTAGGTATACAAAAAATTGCACATTGGGAACAAACTTCCAATTTTGAAAAAGATGATAGCATATTCGGAAATTTTAATAACACTGATAAAAATTGGGGATTATTAAGAGTAACAGAAGGATATAATCTAGCCAATTGGGGAACTAACGGTGCATTTACACAAACCAATCAAACAGTAAAAACAACAAGCAGTGGCAAAAATGTTGACGTGGTGATGGTTGATGCACATATTAAAACTGATCACCCTGAATTTGCAGTTAATTCAGACGGAACAGGAGGATCAAGAGTGCAACAATTTAATTGGTTGAGTTTAAATTCTCAACTGGGAATCAATGCAGGATCAAGCAACTATGATTATTCTGATATAAGTAGCAACCATGGCACACACACAACAGGCACAGTGGCAGGCAATACTCAAGGTTGGGCAAGAGATGCCAACATTTATTATATGGAATTTAATTACACAGGAACATTCACTCCAGGTAATTGGGAACTTTACCTTTATGATTACATCAGAGAGTGGCACAAAACAAAAGCAGTTAATCCTGTAACAGGTAGAAGAAATCCTACTGTGTGTAATAATAGTTGGGGGTACAGTTACGGTGATATTCCTCTTTCAGGTATTACCGGTCATACCTACAGAGGAACATTTACTGATATTTCAGGTCAAACAGATGCAACCAAAAAAACATCACTGGAAGCAAATGGTGTGCCGGTTCCCGCCGGTACATACCTATATAGTATGCCGGCAATATACGCGGGAGTCGATGCTGATGTGGCAGACGCCATTGCAGACGGAGTAATAATGGTAGGCTCTGCTGGTAACAGTTTTTGGCCTTGTGTAAAAAATGCCAATGCAAATTATAACAATAGTATAAGATATGGTGTAACTGATTATGTTCACTCACAAGGATCAAGTCCTGCAAGAGTAATGATATGTGTCGGCAATGCTGGCACAAAAACTCAACAATATAAAGATACAAGCAGTAATTATGGAGACAGAGTCAACATCTGGGCGCCTGGAGAAAACATTATTTCTGCAGTTTATAACGGTCCCGGAGGTGGAACACCTACTCCTTACACTAATACATTGACCGATCCAAGGGACAGTAATTATTATATCGCATCTATATCAGGAACAAGTATGAGTGGTCCACAAGTCGCAGGTGTATTGGCTTGTAGAGCAGAACAAGATCCTAACATGACTCATGCCGAAGCATTAGATTATTTGATTGATAATGCAACATCAGGAGACATAGGCAGTACTGGTAGTGATTACGGGGACAGTGAATGGTTAGGTGATGGATCAATTAATGATCAAAACAAATATTTGAGATACATTTATCATAGACCATTAAACGGAACAGCATTTCCACATCAAGATCATAAAAAAAGACCAGTATCAGGGTCGGTATATCCAAGAAATAAGGTTAGACATAAAGGATAAATATTGTTATGGCAATCAGCACAATCAACATAGGAACACTGGCAAACGACGGTACAGGTGATGATCTGAGAGAAGCGTTCATCAAGGTCAATAACAACTTCACAGAACTGGATGCTCGTCAGGCAGAAAATACCACAGCCACAAACAGACTGGCAGATGATGGTACCACAAAAGGTGTGTTTGCTGAAAAAGTTGCCGACAATCTAGTATTCAAAAATTTAAAAGCAGGTCCTAACGTATCTTTAAGTGCTGACAACAATCAGATCACAATCACTTCTTCAGGTATTGTGAGCATACTGTTCACCACAGATCAAGGTTCTTTGAATCCAATTGGATCACAAGGGCAGGTTCAAGTGAGAGGCACAAATGGTGCTGTCACTTCGGGTGCTGGTTCTGTGATCACTGTAGACTCTGCACTGGCAAATGAATCCAATCCTACACTGGCGGCAACATTAGACGCAGATGGCAATAATTTTATAAATGTGGGCACCATCACAGGTAACAATTTTAATGGTTTAGTTAAAGGTGTTGACATTGACGACTTAGACAGTCTAGTTGGTTTTGACTTTGGTGGCATACAGAATCCTGTCAACAACATGATACAGTGGTTGGAAAGTTTCAATCCTGTAAACATGGGCACTATTACAGCGCCTGCGGCGACTGGCATTGACTTCGGCTCTATCTAAGCATTCTACATCACGATAAATATCTATATCATGCATAATTTATGGACAGTTCAAACCGGTTACAATTTAGGCACTTATGAAGAAAAAGTACCTGTAACTATAAATTTACCTATAGCAGGTGCGGATTCAATCACTAATATAGCCGGCACAATTCCCCCAGGATTACGATTGGATGGCGAAACATTGAAAGGCACACCTTTTCAAGTCAGCAGAAGCACACAGTTTGAATTTTGTTTACGAGCAACACATCAATCACGCATTCAAGATAGAACTTTCCTAATTAATGTTCAAGGAGCAGATGCTCCCAACTGGGTAACTCCGGCAGGCACTCTTGATATAGGAGAAAACAATCAACTTTTTATTTTAGACAGTTCATATGTGGATTACCAATTGGAAGCCATTGATGCTGATTTAAGTGCCAACACCACTTTAGAATATTACATACCAGAGGGTGGTGGAGAATTACCGCCAGGACTCACATTGAGCAGTTCAGGAAAAATTTCAGGCGTGGTGGATCCTATTTTAGCGTTGGACATTTTAAGTAGCACAGGATATTATGATTCTAATGATTATGCTTCTGCTCCATTTGACTTTGGTTTAGTAGGATCTATTGCCAATAGAAGTTTTTATTTTGATGTGCAGGAATTTTCTGATTTATACAATTCACAAGTGAGCACTAGAACACAAAGAAAATTGAACCGCTATTATCAATTCACTGTGAATGTAACAGATGGCGATTCCACAGCACAAAGAACTTTTAAAATTTTTGTTGTTGGAGATGATTTCTTAAGAGCAGACAACACCATCATGCAGGTGGGTACAGGCATATTCACATCGGATGGCACATTCTTACGTACACCACAATGGTTAACTCCTGCGGATTTAGGATACAAGAGAGCCAACAATTATGTCACAATATTTTTAGAACTGTATGATCCAAACACTGTGCCGGGACGTGTGAGTTATATTCAAGAAAGATTGAATGATGATAATTCTATATCCACACTGCCACCAGGCATGACGTTGGATCCTAACACAGGTGAAATAGCAGGCAGAGTTCCTTATCAACCAGCCATCACCAAAGAATACAAATTCACAATCAGTGCTGTTAGAGCCAACATAGGTAGCGATCTAGTGACTGTGGTTATTACTCCATATGAAGATCAACCACAAGGTGGCGACAAACTTAAAATTCAAAAATTACCTGTGGGAACTGATGATGGTTTAGATGACGCTGATAGTTTGATCAATCAAAAAATTATTATCAATGATCAAGAATACACAGTTTTACAAGTTGATATAAGCAATCAACAATTTGATGTGCTAACACTGAATAGAAATTTATTTGCTAACGATTTATTAGTTTACACTGGTCCTGTTTATGACGCAAATGATTATAAAAATGGAATTCAGACTGAAATAGTGAGAGCCAATAATGAAATATTTGTTTACAATAGAATATCAAAAGACAAATACAAAGGCAGAACACTGCGTATAGGCAGTAACGAATACATAATCGAAGATATTCAATCTTTATTATCAGAAGGTGAACCAGCTCAACAAGGAATAGCCAATGCCACAGCAATGGAAAAACTTGTTTTAAATATTCCATTGGTAGACAATTTTGTGAACGAACAAAATATCAGTATAGCGGCATTTGAAAATGTAGTTTTTAGCAAAAACTTTTTATTAAACAGCACAGACACCGAACCAAAAGCCACAAAAACGTTCACTGTAAAAGTTTTAGGAGAAGTGGACAGCACAATTTCATGGCAAACAGCATCCAATCTTGGCACACTAAAGGCAAATTTAACCAGTCACTTGAGACTTAATGCTGAAAGCACAGTTTCAGATGCTAGAATGAAATATTTGTTGATGAGTGGAACTTTACCTCCAGGATTAAGTTTAACTCTGGATGGTGAAATTGTGGGCAATGTAAGATTGTACAGCGAAGATTCACAGCCAGGCATAACATCTTTTGACAATAACGAATTGACACTGGATGGTGGCACAACCACTGTGGATGAGAGTTACACATTCACTGTAAGAGCCCAGGATAGGTTTGGTTTCAGTTCTGTTGAAAGAACTTTTTCACTTTTAATTGATACCAATGTCACAAAGACATTCACAAATTTATACGTACAACCATTTTTGAAAACCAGTCAACGCAGTTACTTTAAAGATTTTATCAGTAACCCAAACATATTTGGCATAGATAAAATTTATAGACCCACTGATCCAGACTTTGGATTACAAAAAACAATGAAAATGTTGGTATACGCAGGCATTGAAAAGAAAGTGGTTGGTCATTATGTCACAGCAGTTTCCAGCAATCACAAGAGATCAAGATTTAATTTTGGTGAAATAAAAACAGCAGTGGCAAAATATCCTGGCACAAACAACATTGCCTATGAAGTGGTTTATGCTGAAGTGATAGATTCAAGAGATGCTCAGCAAGGATCCACAAGAAAAAGTTTAAACATCAGACCGCAAAACAAAATCAAAGTCAATCAAACACAATTAGAAGTGACAGATGATTCAACCAAATTAAATGTGGGAGGATCTGCCTACACTATTTTTGCTCAAAGTGGTACCTTACTGAGTACGTCAGCAGTGGGAACCAGTCTTGAAATTTTTGCGAGAACAGGAAGATTATTAGTGGATGTGCCTAGAGGTGAATTGTTTATAGACATGCAGTCTGGTCCGGATCTTTTGATTGGCAGTGTGGAACAGGTCAATGGTGATCCATTTAGATTCAGACCAAAAAATAATGTGATCAAAGTGGACAGCACTCTGTTAAAAGCCAGCATGAGCGATGATGAACTGAGATACATCAGCAACATATCAAACATGAGAGACAATATTAAATCACTAGGAGTGTCTGAAGGCGGAATGTTGCCATTATGGATGAAGACCGCACAAGGAGAGAGTGTATCGGCTATTGGATATACCACAGCAGTGCCTTTGTGTTATTGTAAACCAGGCACCAGTGAAAGTGTTGCTTTGGCAGTGAAAAATAGTGGATTTGATATCAAAAATGTCAATTTTGAAATTGACAGATATGTTATATCAGGAACAGAAGGCAACAGTGCGGATCAATACGTACTCTTTCCTAACTATCAATACAATGTATAACAATAAATAAAAGTAGGACATATAAAAATGAGTGATATAGATTCAACAAGCATAGACGCAACTTACCCAGTGGCTGGACAAGATAACAACAGTCAAGGGTTCAGAGATAATTTTAACATCATCAAAAACAATTTTGCCACAGCAAAATCGGAAATCACAACCCTTGAAAGCAACACAGCAAAAACCAACGCCAATAACAATTTTGCTGGCAATGAATTGAGTGGAGCATTGTTCAAAGGAAACTTTGTGAAGAGTCATGATGCTGGAACTGTGAGTAACAATAGCAACATCAGTTTAACAAATGGTAATTTTCAAAGAATAGTGATTGGTTCCAATGTTACTCTAACTTTGGATGATTGGAGTCAACAAAACAATGCACTTGAAAGCATTGTGGTTCAGTTGACCAAAGCAGGTGGAGACAGAACTGTGACATGGGCGACTAATGGAGGATCTATCAAAACAGATTCAAATTTTCCTGATCCATTTACAATTGACAGCACAACAGATCCTAAGGTTGTAGAATTTTATACATTTGATAAAGGAGTAACTGTGTTTGGCAGATATATTGGTCAATTCAGTTAATATGCTATGTTCCACCCATTGGGTAAAGATTTAAAAGATATTCCAACTCCAGAACTGGAAAAGAAACTTACAGAACTGCGTACCAAATATTTAAGAGCAACCAATCCAGAAATACGCAACCAAATCAATTTTTTTATCATGGACTACTCGGATGAACTCAAAATACGATGGCACAAAGAACAACAAGAACTTAATAAAAATTCTGGTAATGACATTGACGATTTGATCAATGTGGATTAGTCTTGACTTTTTGAATTAAATCACATATAATTGCTGTATGAAATTGGACACACTAGGTTTGCCTAAGTACGATGTAGATGATTGTATGGATCTTATATACAAAGGTAAACTGGATACACTGTTCAAAGTGTATGTGGAGAAGAACACAGAAACTGAACAGTTTAATCAATCTATCAAAGAAACAGGTGATGGACAACAATTGAAATTCTATGAGCCACTGGACATTGACATCAAAGACTTTGATGCACTGCTTCAATCAGAATGGTTCATGCCCAACAGTTACAAACAATTTGATGTGGAAAAATACATAATGAATGTGTGTCCCGAATCAGATGAAGCAAAACAAAGAGTTCAAGAAGAATTGAGCAAGTTCAAAGAATTAGGATATTTGAATCTACTGAAATTTTTACATTTTTTGGTAACATTCATGAGGGAAAACAAAATGGTATGGGGAGTAGGCAGAGGCAGTTCGGTAGCCAGTTATGTGCTGTATCTACTGGGCATACACAAAATTGATTCGATCCAGTATCGACTAGACTGGAAGGAATTCATTAGATAAATACACATATAATAGGAGAATAAAATATGGCAGTAAAACAAACAGGCAAAAAGGTTTACAAAACCATGCAGGGTAAAACCGTGGACATGGATCTTTTGAGAAAACGTAATGAATTAACTCCAGCAGTTGGCAATGCCAAAGTGAATGCTAGAGGAGATGAATTAGGTCCAGGTGGCAAAATCATCAAGAAAAGAGAAGATGTTTTGGCAGATTATTACAGAGATAATCCTGGCACTGTTGCTCATAGAGAAAAAACCACAGCACCTGTTGTTGAAGAACCTGTGAAAGAATCTTCAGTTGAACAAACTGATGAGGAATGGGTTGAAGACGCAGAAGGCAATTTTGTAAAAAAAGAACAGTAATCAATGTCCTCATTCAGTATTTACGAAGGAACTCTTACACCAATTGGCAATAGAGTTTTGGTTACCGATATGGAATTCGGTGAACAAAAAACTGCTGGAGGAATTATTCTTCCGTCCGATGATGGACAAACCAGAGGCATCCATCCTAGATGGGGCAAGGTGATTGCTAAAGGACCTAAAAACAAAGACGATTACGAAATTGGTGAATATGTTTTGGTCGAACACGGCAGATGGACTCGTGGTATCAAAATGAAAAACGATGACAAAGAACCTATCATCATACACATGGTGGAAGCAGAATCTATTCTAGGCACATCCAAAGAAAAACCAAAAGATGTATTGAGCAGAAGAACCGATACAGAAAACATACATTTGGCTGAATAACACTTGACAAATTAGTATAATCCTTTTATACTAACACAATGAAACTTCCAGTAATACAATCTAAAGGATTAAACACAACCGGATTGACCGGTATTGTGTTGATGACATTACATCTAACAGGATCTATCACAGGTTGG